GCGTGCTGTCTAGATCGATGGTGTTTTTTTCTATTTCAGCAGCATCTACAACAACAGTTGGAGCTGTCGCTTCTTCCGTTCCGCCAAAATAGGTTTTTAAGACCGTATTGTACGCGAGCAAGTATGGCAGACCGAGCTTATCGCCCCAGCCTACATCAACGGTCACGGAATCGCCGTCTTGAACAGGAACCGTTACGCTTGTTACCTCTTTAAACGCAAGTATCCCGGTTTTCACCGCTGGTGTATCTGCTGTTATCGCAAAATTCTCCTCAATAACTTTGCCTGCGATATTTAAGCCTTTAACGACTATATTGCCAGCGGCTACATCGGCGGCGGTTGTAGCGGAAACGGTAACAACAATATTTCTAGCCCAATCCGGTTGTGCTTCAAATTCGGTTATTACTAAATCTTCAGCTTCTGCGCCACTTGTAGCTTCTGCGGCAGCAACAATACCATCCGCATCAGCGGCAAGCGCTTTGGGAATGTTGATATGGGCACCAAACCAGCGATCAACGGCTACTCCTTCGGCGTTGGTCTGGATTTGCTGCCCCATTTTATGATTGTATGGATACATTTTAATCCCCCTTTTTATATGTTAGGCGGGGAATAACCCCGCCCTTTGTTTTGATTAACCCTTTTTAACGATTACCACGCCATGTGGATCAAGTAGCTTTCCATCGTTGATGAGAATGGCTTTGTCGATCCACTCGTTGGTATCGTGGTCGAAGTAACGGAACATCATCATTTGCAGGTTGCTGTTGATTGCATAGTTTTTAAGGTCGCAGTAGATGGATACAACATCGCCGGCGGAAGCATCGTCGTATGGGGAGATGATGTCGTCCTCAACCTGAATAACTTCTTTGCCGCCGAACCTCTCTTGCGGACCATCGGCAATGCCGTAGTTAGTCCGTCCAACAGGCTGCCCGTTGGCATCTACCATGCCGTCGATGTATCCCTCCCATGTGCCAGATGCCATAAGGAAGGTAGCTCCGGCTTTATAGGCGAGCGGCATTTTGGCGAATACTTTCTTCTTCCAAGCGGACCAGTCGCCAAACTCGGAGGCGGTAAGGGTAACTTTCTGGGCAGTCGGAACTCTGGAATCAACGACAATACCGGTAAGCTGACCTTCGCCAGTTCCGCTGATAACCTCTTTTTCAGTCTTGCTGATCATGGCTTCGCCGATCAGGTCTTTAACCAGGGTCTCAAATCCGTCTAGGGTAGTGGTTTCTGCCAAGAGAGAGGTTGCAACCTTGCATTCAAGCCCGTAATAGCTGAAGGTTACACTGGTATTTGCCTGAACCTTTTTCTTGTCGGAAGTTGGGGTTTCTCCAATCCTCGTTGCGGTTGGCTTAAGGGTCAGGATCGGCACGGTCACGCCGCCACGGATGTTAATTAGCCTGACTCGGGAGAATATTTGACCGTATACTTTGGCTTCTCTAATGATTTCTTTTAGGATGGTGGAGGGAATCATTGCAGCAACATCAGCCGCAGAAGTCATCGCATCCGCGCGAAGTTCGGGCTGCATTTGACGGAACTCAGGGGTAGCCTTCCCGGTTCTACAAAACTCCATAAACGATTTCCGGTATTCCATGGTGCCAAAAGGATCTTCGGGTGCGGTTCTTTGTTCTGGCGCAACAGAGCCTACGCCGTAAGTGCCTATGATTTGTGTCCCGGTTACTGGTCCCGGCGCTCTCCTTTCTTCTTGTCCTCCTTGTTGCGCCTCTTCTCGCTCCTCTTTCTCGATTGCGTCGATCATTCCGCGAAGCTCGGTAATCTCGCCGTTAATCGTTTCTAGCTCTGCGTTAATAGAGCGAAGCTCTTTAACGTCCTCGGTTTCCTTTGCGCGCTTGCCGATTTCGGCTTTGCGCTCTTCTTTGACTTTGAGTAGTTTTAAAAGTTTATCTTTCATTAAATTTCACTCTCCATTTTCATTAAAATTTGACTCCTTAGCTTTAGTGCCTCTATCTCGCTTTTTCCGTTCTCCAACGATGACCGGGCATTGTCCAATGCCTTTTTAGCGTTTTCCAACGCCATTTGGTCATTGCGAGCGTTTATATCAGTAGCTTCGTAAGCCGGGTAGTTAACCGCGCTTACTTCGCGTACTTTGCTGATTTTTTTGATGCGTCTGGTTGGCATATCGCTGTCAAGGTCTTCCCAGGTTTCTTCCTTGACATAAAAAGCAAAAGACATTCCGTCGATGTCCCCCCGCTCTACTGCGCTATAGAGGTTTTGCGCTTCGGAGTTTCTTTCAACATCAAGATTGGCGCGTACAAAAAGCCCTATATCGTCTGTTTTGATTTCCATGGTGGATTTTTTATTGCTTTTGTTGTTACGTCTGCTTCGTGCCAGCGGGATTTTGTCATACCAGTCATGATTGACGGTAAATAGCACGTCGTCAAAGTCCGTTTCGTCAAAGGCTCCGCGCTCGATGATTTCGTAAAACCAGTTACCGATTGCAACCTTCTGATCGTAAACTGCGGGGTGGCCCTCAATAACGTTTCCTTCGCCCTCGCCTTCTGTTAGGGCTTGGGCTCTGATGTCCGGTATCTGGAAACTCCTTACAACCATTTCCTCTTTGCTCGGGAGTTTGTTTTTAGCCATTTCATGACCTCCTTAATTTTGTGTATTTAAAAACGCCCATTAGGGCGTTAGTCTTTGTTCGCATCTATTCTTGGCGCTCCGGCTCGTTTAAGCTGATATTCATCAGCGATCTCGGTTGATACGTAGTTTAGGGAAATCGTCCTGCGTTTTCCAACCCCGTTGAGCAATGGCGGGTAGCCGAGGATGTGTAGTTTTTGATCGTCGGTTAACAGCCCTTGCTCCCCGGCAATTTTAATTAGTTCCAGCTTAGATTTAGTGCTCAAATACATCATGTTGCGGTGATAAAATACCATTTCGTTACCGTGGTTTAATTGGCTATCTGTAAAAACTCCTCTAGAAAATGCTTGTCCAAGGCTAATGACGATTGCTTCCAGGGTTTTTTCGTACCACGCTTGGTAATCTTCGTCGGTAAAATCTCCGGATAGAATTTTAAGCGGGACACCATACCAATTAAGGATTTTGTCTTGAATAAAAGCCATGGTGTCTTTGTCGATGATCTTGGGGTCCGGCTTTATGTTGATATACTCACCCTTAAGATCCATTGGCAGGATGCCCGTTTTGCCGGATTCGATTGTTTTCTCAAAGCGTTTTCTTTCCGCCTGCTGCTTCTCGTCATCAAGCATGGTATTTATCTTCAAGATGCCGCGAACCTGAAGACTGGTTTTAATCGCCTTGCCTAAGCCGTCAATCACCGTTTCGTTAATGTTTAAGACTTTAAGAAGGGCGCGGTTGTCCGGGTAGCCATTATGGCCACCCCCCATAACATCGTTAACTGAAAACTTTTTGCGAAGATGGATTATGTCTTGGTAGTTAAAAGTAAACGATTCTCCGCAAGCGAAGTCCATTTTAACATAAAGGTTTCCCCGGTTGTCTTGGAGGAACGTTACTGATGTTGGGTTTAGTGGGTAGAATGCCGTGTATTCCCTCCTGGTTTGGTCTCTTGCGTCCGTCACCACCTCGTAAGCCGGATAAATAAAGCAGTTATAGTTCATGTATAGTTGCCAAGTTATCTTTTCTAAAAAATCTCTGGTGGTCATGATCGGATTGGGCGAAAATTTAAACAGGCGGTTAATGCTGCTCTTAGGCGTGGACTGCCCTCCATCGTTGTCGGTTCTGATATGCCTTGGCTGTAGCTTACTTATTTCTGTTGCAATGCAATCTATCGCCATCTGGACAACATCAGATGCGTAAACATCATGCCCGAATTGGGAAAATACAGGGTAACTGCCGTCTAACATTTTTGCATATTGTAGCTGTTGATTGCTTTCTTTGTTTACGATACTGCTTAATAACACTTAATCACCGCCTGTCTGTTACCCGTTTATGCGCTACCAGATAAGCCAGTCCGGATAAACATAATCCCAATATGATATATCCTGCCGGTTCGTATATTTGAAACACTCCGTAAAATACGCTTGCAATACCAGCCAAGAGAAGAAGGTCATCGAGGATTAGCCCCAGCCCTTTTGTAAGTGCAAGAAGAGTTTTCTTAACAAAAAAAGCAACCTTTTTGATTGCTTTGCCGATTTTTCTGCCGATGAATATTGTGTTTTCTTTTGTTTTCTCCCAGGCCTTGATAAGCCATATTCTGCTTTTGAAAGCTGCTTTTCTAAACGTTTTTTTAATCTCCATTTGCTCACCGCCCTTCTACTAACCGCAAAAACTCTGAACGGCTATCCAAGTAAACGCGATAGCCAATGATCATAGTTACCGCGCCGTCTATCTTTTTATCCTCTTTGCCCTGGATTTTCACCGGCATGATCTCGGCGTTTTTGTTGATGGCCAGCGACGTATTCTCCAAACACCATTTATCAATTGGGTTATTGTTGTAGTTAATCAGCTTGCTTTTAAGATCTGCCTCAACCATCTTCATCGGCTCTGACATGGCCCCCCGGCTCTGGTCAACGCGGACGCAATCAAAGCCGTAATCGTCTTCCATTTCTTTCTTCCAGTAGACTGCGCCCCATTTGTCGTAACCCACTTTGTATGTCCGAATTCCATAATCTTTAAATAGCTTGACAAACCAGGCAGTCACTAGGCTAAAGTCGTTCTCGTTTCCCGGCGAGACGGTAATTAGGTCAGATTTAATCCACTCCACGAACTTATCTTTGTCTTCGCGCGGCAAGGTTTCGATTTTTGTTTCGGGGATGAAATACTGCTGGATAGTGTATTTTGTGTTATCCCCCCGACGCATGATGATCGATCTTGCGCTCGCCAGGTCGCCGGACTTGGAAAGGTCGACGGCACCAATGGCAAAACAGCCTTTAAAGTCGTTCAGATCAAAGGTTTCTTCGTTGACGATTACCTCCGGTTGTAGCCAGGCCACGGAGGCGTTTTGCTTGATGTTGAAGTCTTTGGCTAGAACAAAAGCCCTAGTTGCCATGCTGGTTTTGGCTTCTTCAACCATTCCTCGAAGGAAAGACCACTTTTTGATTGTACCGAGGCCTGGGTTGCTTTTGAGCCAGGTTCTTTCATCCTGCCAAATTTCAGCTTCGGAGTCTTGAGTAAACAACCAGATGTTCCAGCGCGGGCGCTCTAGTTCGCCGCGCAATACTTGCCTCGCTTCTTGCATCCGCTGATCGAGATAACCGTCGTTGATAAATCCCTCGGTTGTAATCTCAAAGTAAAGCGGATCGTCCTGCGTTGATAAGGCCTGCCGAATCGGCATGATGGATGAGTTGTCTTTTAGCTCATGTACTTCATCCACCGCGCCAACTCGGATGTTGCGACCTTCTTTAAAACCGGTCCGGGAGGATATGCAAAAGATAAACGAGCTCGCTTACTTTATTTCCATGTACGATTTGAAGCCCGCCGTTTTTATATCTTATGACCGAATCGCTTTTAATTTGAAGGATGACAATAAGATACGTCTTACTTTTGATTCTAATATAAGAACACGACGCGATAGGTTATCGTTCGATGAAGGTATTGACGGCAAAATCATTTTAGATGACGAATATACTGTTTTCGAGGTTAAATTTCCTTATGCTACACCGTTTTGGCTTTCAAAGGTGCTTTCTGACTTAAATATCTACCCACAGGGTTTTTCAAAGTACGGAGAGGAATATAAAGCGGAAAAGCAGAGCAGTTTTAAGAATGAATACATATTATCTAATACACACTAAAGGAGCTTTCTTGATGGACATCAAATTCGAATCGATTATAGGGAACGATATTACTCTCAAATCAACGCTTATTATGCTAATGGCGGCTATGCTGATGGGTTTTGCCGTTAGTATTGTTTACATGAATACGCATAAAGAGGAAGGTTATATGCCAAGCCTGATAACGACGCTTATTCTGCTACCGGCGATATCCTCCACAATAATACTTCTCGTCGGCAGCAATACCGCACAGGCGCTTAGCCTTGCCGGTGCAGCAGCGCTTATAAGGTTCAGGACCACTCTCGGGGATCCAAAGGATCTCGCGTATTTATTCTTCACACTTGCAATCGGATATATCGGTTATGCTGCCGTTTTCACTGTTCTGGTATGCATTATCATGATAATCGTTGAGAGGACGGGTTATGGAAAAAGCTCCGCAAGGGCCATGAAGCTCAAAATCATTATCCCTGAAAATCTTGACTATCCTAACGCTTTTGATGATATTTTTAAAAAAAGCACCGATAAATGGAGACTTAAAAAGTTAAAAACCACCGAATTTGGTTCACTCTGCGAGCTTGAATATATAATTGAACCGAAAAAAGAGGTTGCTATTAAAGAGCTCGTGGACGAGCTGCGTACCAGAAACGGTAACCTCGACATCTCTCTTGTTCTAAACCCGCATGAGGATAGAGTATTTCTTTCATAAAGAGTAAAAAACGCTCCCGAAGCAGTTCTTCGGGAGCATTTTTATGTTATGGACTATATCGAATTCAATGCCTGAGCAAGATCGGCAATTATATCATCAATATGCTCTGTACCTATTGACAGACGTATCGTATTTGGTTTTATTCCCTGTTCAAGAAGGTCTCCGCCGCTGAGCTGCGAGTGCGTTGTGCTCGCCG